ACACCGAATAGTTGGAAAACCACGTTCACGACATTAGAGCCAGTCATAGACGCATTTATCCTAAATGATACGATTTATGGCACTTTAGACTATAATGTCCTAAGTTACTAGGGAGTACAAATGGCAGCAGGATTAGGTTTTAAGGACTTTGTTACAGGCGAGGTATTAACCGCAGCCGATGTAGATGGCTATTTAATGCAAGGTGTTTGGGTATTCGCCAGTGCCGCTGCTAGAGATGCAGCTGTAACATCACCACAAGAAGGCAACTTTGCTTATCTTAAAGATACAAATGTAACAACATATTACACTGGTAGTGCTTGGGCTAACTTAGATACAACTGGCATGACTAACCCAATGACTACTACAGGCGACACAATTTATTCTTCAAGCGGATCAACACCAGCAAGACTTGGAATTGGTACAGCTAATCAAATCTTACGAGTAAATTCAGGTGCGACAGCACCAGAGTGGGCAACTGTTTCAAGTGGTGGTATGACTTTAATATCTGAAACAGTAGCAAGTGGTTTAACAAGTTTATCTCTCACTGGTTTAGGAAGTTATAAACAATTACTGTTAGTGTGGCACGGAATACAACATAGTGCGAGTGGTAGCGTTTTTGATATTAGATTTAACAACGATAGCGGAAATAACTATAGTTGGTTTACTTTTTGGTATGGTGGGGGAGTAGGCGCCGACCTTTCATTAGACACTTCTGTTACAAATTCTGGTATGGCATCTTTTGGAAGAGATGCAAACGGCACCACGGCAAATAGTTGCTTTAATGGTAGTTTATTATTAGATAATTATACTTCAACTACTAAAACAAAATTTTATCAAATGCAAATTCTAGGTCGTGCTACTACCGATACTGCTGGTGCTTCAAGAGGTGGCATAACAACTGGTTTCTATAATTCTACAAGTGCCATCACTAGTATTGATGTTTTTAGAAAAACAGGTAGTGCAAGTTTTTCAAATTTTACAGATACTTCTATTAGATTGTATGGTATATCATAATGACTAAACTAATTGTAAATTGCGAAACTGGCGAAACAGTAGAGCGTGAATTAAACAAGGCTGAGAAAGACCAGCAGAAAATTGACGAGTTACAAATTGCAGCAATAGAAGCCAAAGCCGAAGCAAAGGCAACCGCTAAGGCTGCACTGTTAAGCAAACTTGGCATTACAGCTGAGGAAGCCGCTTTACTTCTTTCATAATGAAGCCATGGCTTTGTTTTGCTGGTGTGCAGTTAAGAGATCAGATTGATACCTGGTACCCAGATCGTCGCACTACCTCTGATGGGTGGCTGGGTGATGCTCGTCATTCCACCAGAAAATCGGATCATAATCCAAATGCAGGAATTGTCAGAGCCATTGATGTGGATTCTCGCTTGGATTCATCCGAAGGGATGTCAGTATATTTGGCTGACCAGATCAGACTCTGTGCAAAGACCGATAAGCGCATATCTTACGTAATCCATAATGGCATGATTGCTAGCAAGATACTTAATTTTAAGTGGCGTAAATACAAGGGCTATAACAAACACACAAAGCACATACATATCAGCTTTACAAAGTTAGGTGATAAAAATAGCAAGCCGTTTGATATACCACTACTAGGGGGTAACTTATGAAGATCAGCAAGAAACAAAAGGCAATACTTAAATCCTATGCACGTGGCGTATTAGTGTCATTCTTGACATTTTTAGCTAGTAATGAATTAGGTTTAGATCCAGCAGTGTCTGTAATTGTTGCAGCACTCGCTGGCCCAGCAGCTAGGGCTTTAGATAAATCCGATAGTGCTTATGGCCTCGGTGCAGATGAAGCATGAGTCCTGCAGAATGGGCAGCCTTTGGCGCTGGCGGTTGCGCCGTGCTGAGCGCCGTGCTAATAGGATTACGTTTCTTAGTTAAAGGCTGGCTCAACGAATTACGTCCTAACGGTGGATCTAGCATGAAGGATCAACTAACTAGATTAGAGCAGCGTGTTGATGATCTGTATTCTCTAATAGTTAAGAGACAATAAACACATGGCTGATATAAGACGTAAACGAAAGAAGATCAATAGGCGTGTGGTGCGTAAATCACCTGAGCCATTGACTAAATTAGAAGTGTTTTATATAGCCAAACATGAAATGTTTAGAGCTGCACGCAAAGCTGGATTTACAGAAAGCGTTGCACTTTATCTAATGGATAGCCCATCATCTATGCCCGACTGGGTAGTAGGCGAAGACGGCATTATCCCAACTATTCCTACTCCAGAAGAGGATGAAGATTAAGCGTTGGCTAGTAATATCCGATTTACAGATTCCATACCATCATGAGCATGCAGTCAAAAATGTCATTAAACTTGCAAGACGTGAGAAGTTTGATGAGGTTTTATGCGTTGGCGATGAGATCGACTTTCAAACAATTAGCAAGTGGGCCGATGGCACACCTTTGGCTTATAGTCAAAGTCTCAACGAAGATCGTGCAGCTACTCAGGACATACTTTGGGATCTTACCGAGTACAGCAAAAAGGCTAGTGTTATCCGCAGTAATCATACTGATCGCCTTTACAATACTTTATTAAAAGCACCTGGTCTTATAGGTCTACCAGAGCTTCAATATCCTAAGTTCATGGACTTTGCATCTATGGGCATTGATTATCACAAGACAGCTTATGAATTCCACCCTGGCTGGGTATTAGCACATGGCGATGAAGGCAGCATGAGTCAGCACGCAGGTATCACAGCTCTTAACTTGGCTAAAAAATGGGGCAAATCGGTCATAGCAGGACATAGCCATAGACTGGGCATGAGTGCCTATACAGAAGCCATAGGAAGCCATTACAGGCCTTTATATGGGGTTGAGGTAGGTAATCTCATGGACAGAAAAAAAGCCTCTTATATCCGCTATGGAAGCGCGAATTGGCAGATGGGTATTGCTATACTAGAAGCCGTAGGAAAGACGCTAACGCCCACGTTAGTGCCGATCAATAAGGATGGCTCATTTACAGCTCTAGGGCGGTATTACGGGTAACATCGTTACCTAATCGTTATACAAACTACGCCCTAAATAATCCACAAAGTCTTACACACATGTCACACTATTGCTATGCCACAAATTGTGGTATGGAAAGTAGGGCTACATGATAGAAACAACAGCACCATGGATAGTGCTTTATAGCGTGTTAGGTTATTTTATTGCTTGGGGCGTTTACTCAACAATTAAAGATAATGCATTCCAGTCAGGTTATTGGAAAGGCCGTAAAGATGGCTTTGACATGCACCGAAGAATGACAGATAGCAAAATCGATGCCGACAACAACTGAGAAGCTATTTGATAATGTCATCAAAATTATTCATGACAGAGGTGTCCGCTATGGGCATCCAATTACAAACCACAAGAGGATTGCCGAACTGTGGAGTGCATATTTGGGTTATCCAATACAACCAAACGAGGTTGCAATTTGTATGGCGTTGGTCAAGATCAGCAGGCAAGCTGAAGATCCTGCGTACCTTGACAATTACGAAGACGCAATTGCCTACCTTTCAATCGGTAAAAGCATTACAGACGCTATGCAAGACGATTCCGATGACTGGAGAGACTAATGGCATTTGATTTAAGTCAATATGAGACCGTAGATGAAAGATTACACAAGTGGTGGAAGGAGTTCCCAGATGGAAGATTGGAAACAGAAGTTGTCGAGGCCTCAAACACTAGATTCATTGTTATTTGTAGGCTATTCAGAACGGAAGTCGATCTCAAACCGTACGCTACTGGAATTGCGAGTGAGACTGTTAGTGATCGTGGCGTTAATGCGAATTTTGCTTTACCTAACTGCGAAACAAGCGCAATTGGTAGAGCGATTTCAAATGCGGGTCTCTCAGCTAAAGGTAAGCGTCCAAGCAGAGAAGAAATGGCGTCCGTAAATGAAAAACAATTTACACCTAAATATGGCAGACCAGGATCTAAGTCGGCTGCGATGGAGTATGCGTTACATCTTACTGACACACAATCTAAAGATATTGCTAACGAGCCTGTTCCTGTTGCTTGGTCTATTGGCGACAGCATTAGTCAAATTAGTGAAGTTCCTACTGTTGGGTTTACTTGTAGGCATGGTGATATGGTAAAGAAAGAAGGTATTGCCAAAGCAACTAATAAACCTTATGCAGGTTATGTATGCAGCGCACCTAAAGGCGATCAATGTGATGCTAAGTGGGCAAAACTTACAGCTGCTGGCACATGGTTTTGGCCCGATGATGCAGAGCCAGGTAAAGGGGGTGAATAAATGGGATATGTTGAAATATTAAACGGTTCAGGCTTTACATTACGCATGGAAAACGATAAAGAAAGCCTAAACCTAAGTACCGATAGATGTGTATCGTGTAATGATGACAGGTTATTACATGATGGACAGTATTTGGTATGTACTCAATGTCATTGCAGACAATAAGGAAGGGGATTTTATCACATGTACACAAAATTTAAGTGTAATGGCTGTGATCGTAAGACCGAGTTCTTATGGCTGGATCAATTAGATACGCCTGAGGGATTTAAGGCTTATCAGTGCATGGACTGTGGCTGTGTTGGTGTTAAGAATATAGCTGAGGCTTTGCATATTCCAGATAGTGATTTAGATAGGTGCAAGCAGTGTGGTGGCTGGCAATTCTTAAATAGCGGTTGCCACACTTGTGCATTGATAGGGGCCAAATAATGCCTACCTATGAATACAGCTGTGCTGAATGTGGCACCTATGGATCTACTAGCAGCTCTTATGCAGATAATTTACCTATCATGGAATGCCCTAAATGCATGACAATTATGAATCGACTTTACTCAGCACCTGGCATTGTCTTCAAGGGTAATGGGTGGGGTAGTAAGCCATGAAATTATGTGGTTGCGGTAACAAGCTTACTTCGGCTGGTTTAGATCACAGAGGTATAAGACGTTATAGAAGAATATGCCACACCTGCCGCACAAAAAAGTACAAAATACACAAAAAGAATTATTGTGAAAATTGTAGTTTTATACCTATTTGGCTTGGTCAATTAGATGTAGATCATATTGATGGTAATAAACAAAATAATGATAAGAGCAATTTACAAACACTTTGTGCTAATTGCCACAGACTGAAAACCTGGGAAAACAAAGATTTTATGAACGGCCTGTTTAATAATCATATAGATCAATTATTGTTATTTGAGGAGTCGTAATGGAGGCTGGTTACGATGAAACTTGGATAGATACAGATGATCTACGTATAGTGTGTTGCATATCACAGTCCACATATTGAGACGTACTTCGCAAATGCGCTTATCCCTACTTGACATCGTAATGTACCCTAAAAAGCGTTCTACCTTAAGTAGAAAAGCTGAGCCGCCAAGGGCAAGGCTCGGAAGGCGCAGAGTTTGGCAGGCTCTATGTATCTTGGCATTTACTTGCTTGTTAAAAGATTATTCCGTTGCTAAAGAGCATTACAAACCTATGCATTACAAGCAATACATACTAATAACATTAAATGATATAGATGAGACACACTGTTTAATAGAGCTGTATTCTAGAGAAAATAGTAAATGGGATTACAAAGCACGCAACGGTTCGCACGTAGGTATTCCACAAGGTAGGTCTAAGTATCTAGCAACAGTAGACGGTACTAAGCAGATAGACTGGGGTATCAAGTACATTAACAATAGATACGGATCTATGTGTAAAGCATTAGATCACTTCAAGACTAAAGGATGGCATTGAGTCGTAAAGCTATAAGCACAGGCAAGTGGAAGAAGTTACGCATTACCATACTTGACCGAGATGGATGGCAGTGTGCTACTTGTGGTGGGCCTGCGCATACAGTAGATCACATCATTCCACGTGTAAAAGGTGGTGACATGTGGGCACCTGATAACTTGCAGTCTATGTGTAAGTCATGTAATAGCGCTAAGGGTGGTCGTTTTTTTAGCCACAAGTCGACCCCCCCTGTCTTTTCACAACGTTCTCTCCCTGAGACGGTCCGAACAGTGCCAGACTCACCATTTATTAAACCTGATACGCTTGACTTCGATGCAAAGTGATACAAAAGTAAAACAGACGCCACGAGGGGTCGGGCTAATTGGCAGCACTGAGCCTAGAATTCACACGCCTTTATTGACTGGCCCATCTAAATCACAAGAAGTTGCAGATCTAGCCGAAAAGATAGGGCTACCACTTATCCCATGGCAACGCTGGGTCTTAGATGATTTATTAACTGTAGATGATGCTGGTATGTGGCGTAAGAAAACAGCTCTAGTATTAGTCGCCCGTCAAAACGGCAAGACGCACCTAGCACGTATGCTAATACTGTCGCATCTCTTCCTATGGGGATCTAAGAACGTGCTGGGTATGTCTTCTAACCGTAATATGGCATTAGATACGTTTAGGCAAGTTGCTTACACAATACAAGATAATGAATTTTTACTAAAACAGATTAGACAGATAAGACTTGCTAACGGTCAAGAATCTATTACATTAAATAACGGTGCTAGGTATGAGATAGCGGCAGCGACAAGAGATGCACCACGTGGTAAGACTGCAGACTTCCTATACATAGATGAGTTACGTGAATGGACACCAGAGGCGTATACAGCTGCACTGCCAGTTACTCGGGCAAGACCAGCAGCCATGACTTTGATGACAAGTAACGCAGGTGATGGATTTAGTACGGTGCTCAATGATTTAGTGGAGCGTTGCAAATCTTATCCGCCTGACAATCTAGGTTATTACGAATACAGCGCACCGCAACATTGTAAAGTCCATGATCGTAAAGCCTGGGCTATGGCAAATCCAGCACTAGGGCATTTAATAACAGAAGAGACATTAGAAGAATCTGTAAACACAAACAGCATAGAAGCTACACGCACTGAGATGTTATGCCAGTGGGTAGATAGCGCAGTAAGTCCTTGGGTGTATGGCAGTATAGAAGCATGCAGTGACAGCACACTAGAAATCCCTGTCGGGCCTATGACTATAATGGCTTTTGATATTGCACCCACAAGAAGATCAGGTGCTTTAATTATGGGTCAAATGAAAGACGGCAAAATAGCAGTCGGACTCGCACAGCTGTGGCATAGTGATATTGCTATAGATGAGATTAAAATGTCTAGCGATATAAATGAGTGGGCTAAAAAGTATCACCCACATATTATTTGTTTTGACAAGTATGCCACGCAATCAATAGCAACACGATTAGAGCAAAGCGGATGGCGTATGCAGGATGTATCGGGTCAAGCGTTTTATCAAGCATGTTCAGACTTATCCGATGCTATGGCTAACGGCAGAATGGTGCATAGTGGTCAGGCCGACCTGGTACAGCACCTAAATAACTGTGCTGCTAAGACTAGCGATGCAGGCTGGCGCATTATTAGGCGTAAATCTGCAGGCGACGTTACAGCTGCAATATCTTTGGCCATGGTAGTAAGCCAATTGACACGCCCACAACAAACCGCGCAAATCTTTGTCTAATTTGCACTATTAGTACGTTTTATGCTATAAAGTATACATATGGGTCTATTGTCTGCTTTGGGTATAACCAATAATAATAAAACCGTACAAGCGCAATACGCCCCTGCCGTTATGGGCGATAACACAATTGGATTTGGATATAACACATTTGGTGCAGGTCCTATGGATCGCACACTTGCAACACAAGTACCAGCTGTTAATAGATGCGCTAATTTAATTAAAGGTGTTATAGGATATTTACCATTAGAGCTGTACAAAAAATCTACAGGCGCACAATTAGGTACGCCACTATGGTGCGAGCAGCCAGACATTCGGCAGCCACGATCCGTCACTATCTCGTGGACTGTCGATAGTCTTATATTTTATGGAGTTGCATATTGGCGCGTTACAGAAGTATATGCGGATGATTTACGACCATCACGATTTGAGTGGGTTGCTAATACACGAGTAGTTGCACAATTAAATCAATTAGGTACAGAAGTTTTATATTACACAATAGACGGACAAAAAGTGCCAATGGTAGGCATAGGTTCATTAGTTACATTCCAAGGATTAACACAAGGTGTATTACAAACAGCAGGTCGCACAATACAAAGCGCATTAGATTTAGAAAAGGCTGCAGCTGTAGCAGCACAGACACCAATGGCAACAGGATTCTTAAAAAACACTGGTGCAGATATGCCAGAGTCACAAGTACAGGGATTATTAGCAGCTTGGAAGCAAGCACGTCAATCAAGATCTACTGCATACCTAACTAGCACATTATCTTATGAAACTGTTGGATTTAGTCCTAAAGATATGATGTATAACGAGGCATCACAATATTTAGCAACACAAATTGCACGTGCTATGAATGTACCCGCATATTACATATCTGCAGACATGAACAACAGCATGACTTATCAGAATATTATTGATGGCCGTAAAGAATTTGTAGCCTATTCACTGCAACCTTATATCTGTGCTATTGAAGACAGATTAAGCATGAACGATATAACAGCTGCTGGGCATATTGTGCGCTTTAATATTAGCGAAACATTTTTAAGATCAGATGATAAGGCAAGACTAGAAACAATAGAGAAGATGCTAGCCCTTGGACTTATAGATTTAGAGCAAGCAAAAGAAATGGAAGACCTAACACCTAACGGAAATGAGAGCGGCGATGTTACTTACGTTCAGTAGTCAGATAGAGAGTGCAGACGGTGAACGCAGAGTCATCGCAGGCAAAATTGTGCCATTTGAAAGTGTGGGCCGAACAAGTGTTGGACCTGTCGTATTTGCTAAAGGCTCAATAGATGTAGGCGACCCAGGCAAAATTAAGATGCTTATGCAACACCGCAACGATAAGCCTATTGGCCGTATGCAAAGATTTAACGAAGAAGAAGATGGTATCTACGCTAGCTTCAAAATTAGTGCCAGCATGCAAGGCTCAGACGCTTTGACGCTTGCACAAGAAAATCTTATATCTGGTATGTCTGTAGGCGTGGATGTAATTAAATCATCACAGAAAAAAGATTATATCTATGTAACTAAGGCAACCCTTAAAGAGGTGAGCCTTGTCGAATCACCAGCATTTACAGAAGCACAAGTAACTAAAGTTGCCGCTAGCGAAGGCGAAGCGGATGCAACAAATCAACCAACTACGGAAAGTGAGGCACAAGTGGACAACACCACCGAGCCAACAGCAGTACCAGTGGTAGAGGTTGCTCCAGTAGAGGCTGCACGCCCAACAATCAGTGCATCATTCTATACAGAGCCTC